AAACGTTTGATCTGTAATCGTAAAAGCATACCTCTGCGCGCTTTGATTCGTACAATGAAACGAAAAACCTGCGGGTATGAACTCCATCTTTGTCTTATTCTCGGAGGCTACCACTCTTTGTACTATTACTTTCGTCTTGGTTTTGATACCTACGATCTTACCTACAGGGTCTACATCACTCCATAATACCCTATTGATATACTTTCCTACTAACTGCTCGTTTACTACTAACTTACTCATAAGTGTCTTTACAATCTATTGAACAATAATCTTCGTCGTCATCGCACTCTGCACCGCATACGATACATTTTGGCTTTGACCATTTGTCTTCGTGATACTTGTCTAAGTGATCACTTAACAATCTGTCATAATACGCGTCCATATCTATAAATTTAAGGGATTACGTGTTATTGCCTTTTCGGCTACCTCCGCTCGTTCGCGCCACCTAATAATCTCTTCGTTCTTCGCTTCCTTTACCTTTTGAATGGATAAACGATACGACTTGCGCTCGAACTGTAACTGTGATACATACATTGCCACACGACTAAACGCTTGAGTTAAATCTACAATCTCTTGAGTTGGCTTTCTACGTTTCCAATCGGACAACGTGCTTGCGACCATCAACAAATCTGCCGTGATCTCTAAATCTTGCGTGTTCTGTATTAAATCTTCCATATACGCAATATAAACAAAATTTTAATATCTACCAAATAGAGCCAAAAAAACCGGGAATGACCAAACCCGGCTTAAATGAACTGATTGTGTAATCTCTGAATTTAGGCTGACAAGCCTATTTTTATGATTAAACTATTAATATAAGAACGTTGTCATTTTTGCTTTACTAAACCAAACTTATCGGGGTATCTCTGTATGAACCACCTTGTTGCGCCAAAGAACTCTGCTGCCTCTGTTGCTCCGGTAAAGAATCGGTTTGTCCTTTTATGGTAATACATCGAACCTCTTGGATTCTCTGCCCATAAAGGCTGTTCGTTTTTAATTCTTTCTATTTGACCGAGCGCATAATGTCTATGCATTGGGTTTCTTGTTGTTTCTGCCCATACCTGGTAATGGTGGATGAGTTGGGATTTTAGTATTTTCATTGTATGTGACTGTTAATGCTTGACTTTCTTCTAATAAATATACGGATTTGTTAGTTTTCTGCCCACCCCACACTGTAGTTTTTGGACAGTACCTATCAACAGGCTCCGGCATACTAATTTCATTTAGCCAAAACATATACGAACCTTTAGGATCGTGAACACTATATATCTTAATAATGTCATTAGGCATCTCTATTAGCTTCTCGTACTTATAGACTTCCATCATTTTAGTCTTATAGTATTTCTTGCGAAACTTAAACTCGATCACACAGTCAAATCCTTTCGGCGACTTACCAATCGCGTCATAATGCTCGTATGCACCTCCGCACCATTCTAAATTCCACCCATCAAATGTATTGAGTAACAATATATAGGACTGCTCTAATCTATGTACTTGCTCTATCCCCAAGGTATATTTCGTTTAGGTCGTTAATCCAAGACTGTATCTTTTTAGGATTACAGGTACAAGGCTTGGCGAATTTGTGCCTTTTATAATGCGCGTGCATCTCGGCTATTTTTTGTAACTCGGCTTGTGTTACATAGTTTTTAGTAGACTCTCTAAACTCTGCCCACCACATTTGATCTTGTTCATTCATCGTCTATGAAATTTAATGTTATCTAATCGATCTCTGCGTTTCTCACATCCGCACGACTTATACCCCAATATTCTAATGACAATTAATTCTACAAGCCACTTGATACCGGTGTACTTAAATATCTTCTCTAAAAGGGTTCCGAGCTTCATAGTTTTTCTTTATTTGTTTCTTTATGATTTTGATCGTGTTTCTTAATGACCAATACGTAATGTTCGTATCCCGGCTTAATTCAGACACTTTTTTGCCATTAATAAAGCACTCTTCAAATATCTTACGTAAATAATACTCATTTAGCTTTTTTTGATCGTAAGTAATTAGGTCTTCACTATTACACATCTCTTCATAATCCTTACTTTCGAACCACTCCATTATTGCTCGATGATAATCGTAGTCTTCTCGTACCTCATACTCAGAAGCCTCCACAACATCGTGTACCTCATCCACATACACTAACGGATCTTTTACTCTTTTGCGGTGATAATCGGTATACATATTTTTTAGGGTAACCCAAAAGAAATAATAGTTGACCTCATTGTCATTAAACATAATATCGGCATTGTGCTTTTTAATGTACGCGTCTACCTTAATGTACATCTCCTGTATAATATCCTCTGCTATCGCCTCATTACATCCAAGCGAATACAGGTACGATAGCCACGTCTTGTGGTGCTTTGCTATTTTGGTTAGGATATTCACATAACTAAAGTAGCAAATAAAACATTATGTCGCTACTCTGTCTGTAATCGAACAATTACATCCTCATCGTTGATCGAAAACCCTACATTGTTAATGACTGAGCGTAAAAGAATCGGATTATCTATACTTGTTGGTCTACCTCCGGTTTCTATCTCTTTGACCTTACGAACGTGTAAATGGGAATACATAAATAATTGAGGGTGCTGAATTAACCTGTGAATCACCCAAAAATCATCCGCCCTGTTGACGAACTTACCCCCTCCTTCAACGTCTGCCGCCCAAGGTGGCATTGGGTGCCCTGCAAACTCGTGATCCGGTCTGTGGAGTTTCCTTAACGCCTCTGTGTTGGCGTGCGTGTTTAACCATATCGATACGCCTGTTTTCTTAGCGAAAACTCTAAACTCTGTGGTTGCTTGGTAATCATACTCGTGTCCGCCTAACTGCTTTAATATGCTTGCGTCTTTGATTAAACTATTATACGGATCGATCATTAATCCTTGATAATCCCACGCGTCTTTGACTGCGCTCGCTAAATTAATAATCTCTTTATACGTGTACATACGTTGAGCGTCTACAATCTTAAAGTGATCATAAATAAACTCTGTGTGCTTTTCGAACGCCTCCTCTGTAATTCTATTGATCGGCTTGTGGTCTAAATACTCCACTAACTTGCGAATAATACTATACGCTTCGTTTTCCGAACTGTATATCATCCACCTTAATCTATGTTTTATTGAGTAAGATAACATCAAAAACAATATAACTGACGTTTTTCCTACGTTAGCGTGTCCTAAAATAACATTGAAATTGCCGGGCTTAAATCTAATATACTCGTCTAACTCCGGTATACCTAACTTTAATCCCTCTTTGACATTACCCAATCGTATGTCATTGAGTTTGTCTTTTACTTTGTTGTAATCTATTAGCATTGGTCTGTTTGTGTAAATATATAAAAAAAGGAGGCTTGCGCCTCCCTCTTCTAAAATGGTAAATCGTCATCTCGGTCGGGCATCTGCTCTACGGCTTTTACCTCTTCGACCTCTTTATGCTTATACGTGTTGTATTTCGCATACACCTTTTGCGGATCTTTCTTCGACCTTAATAACTGTACGTTGACTATACCTTTGTTGTCTTTGGCTAATTGCTCTAATCGTGGCATTGCCTTTTTCAACTCGTCTACCGGGATCCCTAACTCACCGACTATCCAATCAAACTTACCCTGTCGAGCAAACATCCAATCTACAAATTCTGTCTCTTCCATAACTTACGATTTTAACCATTGAAACATTGCTTCCGCATCCTCGCATATCGCATCAATACGAAACGCGTCATTACCTCTGTGTAATTCTACACTTGCTTTTAGCGCGGTCTGTCGCATAATTAAATCGTCTTTCGATCGCGATTGACCTACCGCTACTTGTTGCGATCTGTAATTCTTTTTGCCTATTGGCTTGGCGTTCTTGTACTGCTCATTCGTTACTTCGAACTCAATACGATCGCCTACGTTGTAACTAAATTCATTTCCTGTCTTTACAAAGAACGTGTACTGCTCTCCTGTTGACATTGTAACGAGTTTCTTGTCCATCCCGTTCCATACGCCATTCGGACTAATTGCTTTGATTGTTGCTTCCATAAATAAATAATTAAGATAATAATAGCTTACTAATAGCTCGGTTAAATACAAATTTTCTTGCCTGTTCATTACTCACCGCTTCAAAAATAATCGTCTTTCCCTCTTCGTGCTCATAATCACAAACATAATACAAGTCTTTGAGTTCATTATACTCAATACTGTAACCTTGAGCGGCTTCTAATTCATCGTGAATCTTGTCAATTTCCTTTTGACATTCGCGGAGGCTTTCTTGATAAAATTTCATTAATACGTTGTCCATAACTGTCTTTTTATCAAATATAACAAATTTTTTAATTACCTGCAATACCGCATAAAAAAAGAGGGCATCCGTAGACACCCCCCTTAACAAACAGACACGCAATCGTGGAAAGCGTAGCTAAGATACTAATTATTCTTTAAAAGTACTATTAATGGATTTATAATAGTCAATTTTTTCTAACAGATCAACGTTAGATAGCTTTACGGTCTTACGGCTTTCTTGTAGTAATTCGTGCGCAGTACCGCTACCGTATACTTTGTCGAGGTTTTCTCCAAATATAAACTGTTCGCCATACCGGAATATGTTACAGGTCTTGCATTGTACTTGACAGTTTTTCTCATCCCAACGCGTAGAATAATGTTTACGGCTCATAAAGTGTCCGCAGTCCATATTGCGCCAATGATCTCTCTTTCCGCAAGTAAAACAGGTTACTATTCCGTTTGCAGACTGCCTTTGTCGAATGTAAAGGCTAAACTCTTTGTCTAATTTGGTTACAATACTCTTCCTACTCTTCACGGTATCTTAAAAGCATACGACCTAATTGGTCATCAATGCATTTGATTTTACGATAAATGTATCGACTATTGCTTTCTGCCAATTTGCGCTCTGCTTTAGAACTATCTGTTCCTAAATTTTGGTACTGCTTAGCGTTTAGGTGTAATAGACGATCAATCTTATCGCGTGAAGATACGGTTTTGTAGCCAATTATTTTGTCAGCTATTTCTCGTACCATTGCAAAATTCAATTTTTCGTTTATATTATACTATAGTATACGTATACTGTAGTATATATATACTAATATATACTTATACTAATAGTATAACGAAGATATTAAAAAATTGCTAATTGCGCTATTTATGGTATACGTCAAGCATAATCTGTACGAACGGTAAGTATAAAACATACATCGTCGAATCGCTATATTCATACGATCGAGTACCTATAAGCACTCCCATATATAGTCCTACACTTAATTCCCAATTCATTTCTTATCTACGCTCGTTCCGAAATAATAGGCAAAAATGTTAGATACAACTACGCCTTCTAATAATCCCAATAAATGAATAAATAGGTCGTTTTCTCGTGTTGATTCTTCATAAACTATGGCATATATGGCAAACGCAAAAGCACTTAATCCTACAACTCCGGTCAAAAAGAATAACCAATCTGTTTTGCCTGCTTTCGCTAATTCAATTTGTCTATTACGTGCAGAGTCGCGATCAGCTACTTGAGCCTCGTAGAGCCGTTCTAAATGCTCCTGCGCCTCCTTTTTCTCTTCGGCGGTTAATTCCTCGTCGGTATCGATAACGTCTTTTAGAACGCCCAATACGCCACTCTGTGGCAATATGTCGCCTACTTTAGATAATAACTTACCTACTTTAGTGTCTTTAAATGGTTTTTTACTCATATTAGTATTTCCATATAACGAATGGCGCCTTGTCGATGTCCGAGTCTACGTGTACGAATGTATCGGCAATACCTATTCTGTTAAACCCTGCTTTTAATAGGGCATCAATTATTATGTATCTCTGTTGAGACGTAGGCGTACCTATATCGGCAGCGCATCCTTTTAGGTGTGAACTGTTTTTAGACACTTTATATCCCGCGTCTAAGAGACGATCTATATCTGCCTCGATACGATACCCGGATGTGATCTTAAACGGTATTCCTGCAATATCTCTTGCGTGATCCAAACGCGTTAGAAATTCGTCTTGCATTAATTGACCGCTACCCTCTTGTAGTGGGCTATCAAACTCATCGTAATTAAAGTGCTTAAATTTCATTATTTAGAATTTTCTAATAACGCTCTACGTATCTCTTCCTCTGTTATATGTAGCTTAAAACTTATATCCGCAGTCCATTGTTTTACCGGCTTACTACCTTTGTATAAAACCAATATAGGCACGGCTTTAATTTTACTCTTAATAGACTCCGGTTGATCTTCTAAGTATGCAAATTGAGTACTTACCCCTGCTATTTTAGGAAGTTTAATAGTGTGTATGTCATTCCATTTAGCGTTAATCTGAACAATAGTAAATTCCTGTGAATAAACACTAAAAGACATTAGTATCAATAAACAGAAT